GATAACATTCGTTCTACCAGTCATTCTACAAGCTCAAGGAAGAGATCCTCTCTTATTCTTGCAGCAAGCAACTACTGTAGCTCTAAACTTAACTCCAGATATCGGAAGCGCGGTTCAGAGATACAAGTATTCAACTAGAATCTTCAATACCTTCCCTGGTCAAACTCACACTGAATTTGATATTAAATTCAATATAAACATGAATACAAATGGTGCTGTTGAGACTTGGAATATATTGAAGGCTTGGTATGATCTAGTATGGAATTCACAAAATGGATATGCTCATTACAAGGCTGATTGCATTGGAACTTGCATTGTTAACCAACACGATAAAAAGGGATTGGTTATTCGTAGAGTTACTTTCCAAAACGTTCAAATTCATGGAATTGATGGAACATCGCTCGATTGGTCATCAACAGATTCAATTCTAGAAGGATCTGCTAAATTTAGAGCTGATTACTGGATTGATGAGTATATCGATAATGATTTTACAATATCCCCTCCGTTTGTTGCAGGATATTAATATTTGAACAAAGTTGCACTATTTTATATATAGTGTATGTTTGATAGGGATATAGATGGTTTAATATCCGGAAGATATAGATTTAAAAATGAAGATTGGATAGAAAATAACCTACCCAATCTTCATTTTTTTATTAATGGCCTTTGTGTTGGTAAGTCTTGGAAAGAGAAACTCTTCCATTACAAAAATGGGATATCTATTCCTAAATGTGAATGTGGTAAGGATTTGGAGTTTATATCCCTTTCTAAGGGATATAGAAAATATTGTTCCAAAAAATGCCAAGCAGGATCTCAAAAATCAAAAAATGCTAGACGGGATACCTGCATATCAAAATATGGTGTTGATAATCCCATGAGGAGTGATCTTATCAAGAAGAATTATACTGAATCTATTTTAGATAAATATGGTGTTGATAATATTGGAAAGCTAGAATCTTCTAAAATTAAAGTCAGAGAAACGAATTTTAAAAGATATGGAGTTGAGTATATTTCACAATTAGAAACCGTGAAGAAGTCTTTATCTAATAAATTAAAGGACAGGTCATATGACATGAACAAGTCTCGATTGGAAGGCATAAAATCATCCATTGTTGATAAAATATCTAAATTTAGTGATATTCAATTTGTTGACATAGTGAACACTTCACTTTATTTGATGAGTCATTTAGATCATGAATTTCAAATACCAAAAACCACTCTAAACGATAGAATCAAAAATGGTAATATCATATGCACTGTGTGTAATAAAATTGAATCCGGATCAGATTCAGAAAAGAGTATTCTAGATTTTATAAGGTTAAATTATAATAAGAATATTGTTGAGAATTGCAGAGATATTATATCTGGTGAATTGGATATCTACTTACCCGATGATAGCATAGCTTTTGAATATAATGGTGTTTTTTGGCATTCTGATAGGTATAAGGATCGTTTTTATCACTTGAATAAGACTAAAGAATGTTTGTCCTTGGGGATTAAACTTATCCATATATGGGAAGATGATTGGAAATATAAGACAGAAATAATTAAATCTCGAATTCTTAATTTGCTAGGACAATCTAAGAGAATTTGGGCTAGAAATTGCACCTTAAAGGAGATTTCTACAAAGGAGGCTCAGGATTTTTTAGATAAAAATCATATCCAGGGCGGATGCGTATCCAAAGTACGAATAGGACTATTTCATAAAAATATATTGATTAGCTTAATGACATTTGGGTCTCTTAGAAGATCTTTGGGTCACATTTCTAAAGACGGATCTTATGAGCTGTTAAGATTTTGCAACGAATTGAATGTTTCTGTTGTTGGGGGAGCATCGAAAATTTTTAAATATTTTTTAGATAGATATGTTCCAAAATCAGTAATTAGCTATGCTGATCGATCTTGGTCCAATGGTGGTTTGTACAATCGACTTGGATTTTCTTTTGGTGGTGAAACTAATCCAAATTATTATTGGGTTGTCAATGGGGTTCGAAAAAATAGATTTGGATATCGGAAGGATATTTTAATTCGTGAGGGATTTGATCCAAATCTATCAGAGATAGAAATAATGAAGTCTATGGGATATAATAGAATTTGGGATAGTGGATCATTGAAATTTATTTTCAACTTGTAGTACTCGTTCGATATAAAATTGGATGAGAATTTTCATGATTTCAGATACTCATTTTGGGATATCTCAAAATAATTTAGATAAATTTCTTCCAATGATGGAAGATACATTTGATCAGTTCGTCATTCCATATTTAAGATCTCATGCCTCTGAGGGGGATATATTAATTCATCTTGGAGATTTATTCGATAATAGAACAAGCATACCAATATTGGTTTTGAATAAAGTTGAGAGGATATTGAAGGAAATTTCTGATATTCTTCCTATCCATATTCTAGTAGGTAATCATGATTTATGGAATAAGGGATCGAATGAGGTTAATTCTGTTAGAATATTTGGATATATTAATAGTAATATAACTGTTTATGAGAAAACTACCACTTTGGAGTTTCTTGGTAAGAAGATAGTCCTTATGCCATGGGTCGAGAAAAGACTAGATATGATAAAGGAAATTTCAGAGAACGGTGGAGATTATCTATTTTGTCATTCGGATTTGAATGGGTGTAAAATGCATTTGAATTCGGTGGCTCATCGAAATCCAGATAAGATAGACGTAGAGAGTTTTGGTGGATATACTGATGTTTTTTCTGGCCACATTCATATAACTCAAAAGAATTCCAATTTCAGATTTATTGGTAGCCTCTATCAGATGGATCGAAATGACATGAGTGACCAAAAGGGAATCACTGTTTTGGATTTATCTAATGGTGATATTCATTTTGAGCCTAATACTTTTAGTCCGGTATTTAAAAAGGTCTCTGTTAGAACAGAAGAAGATATTGAATCTCTTGATGATCTGAAAGATTCTAAAGACTATATCGATTTGTTGATTTCGAATAGCTTGCTTATTGGAAATAGGAAACTTAGAAGGAAATTAGAAAATCTCTTAGAAACTGGTAATTTTTCATCTGTTGAGTATCTTGATGATATCATAAAAGAGAATCCAGAGATTAATGAGTCTGCTTCTATTGGAGATGAGGACATGTCGATTTCAATTCAATTAGATTATGACGAGGTTATAAGAAAATACATCCAGGATCAAAAATGGGATTCGGAAAGTGTGAAGTTGGGAATTTTGGGAGAATTTGAAGATGTCATTAAGATATACAAAGAAAATTATAAAGAATAATGGCTCTATTTGAGGAAATAATTACATGCGTTAAGAACGATAACTTACAAGCTTCTAATACATTTATATACATTGATTATATCGTAGAAAAGAAAATAAACTCAAAAGTAAAGTCTGAAATTAGAGATTTGTCTATAGGAAATATTTTTGGATCTATACAAAATGATGAATTCATTTCCAAGAAAGAAATGATGTTGAAGGATCTTGAAAGCTATGAATCCGATTCGCCGACCACATTGAAGGCTATTAGTCAGGTTGTGAAATCTACTAAATATCAAAATTTAAGTGATTTGGATGATATTGTTCTTAAATATTTAGTATCAGTATCAAATATTCCACATCCAATTAGAAATACTGATATCAATACGTCAAATATCGGGCCCAGTAGCTTAGCAAAATTGACTTTGTCTACTATGATTCGATCGGCTAATTTAATTGCATACAGTGGTAGGAGAGGTCCTGGAAATATTGTTCTTGTTGGATCTGATATTGTTCCAATTCTTCATGGTCTAGATGGACTTACATCCTCAGGTCCTAGTAGTTCTAATCGCATAGGCACTGTTGCTGGATTCGATGTATTTTATAATAAATACTTGAATCCTAATAGAGTAGTGGTCCTAAGAAAGGAAAAATCTGTTGAATCAGGAGTAAATTTGGTCTGGGGTGATAACAATCTATACTGCCTTTTTAATACTGATGAGTTTTGGAAACAGATGTGTTGGTTTGATCTTATTTAGATTTATATATAGTTAATGGATAAATTTTCTGTCATTCAGGAAAATCATAATCTTGGTAAATTCTCCATAACAAGAGAGCAGCTAAATTACTATAAATCTGAAGTTAATAAAATACTTCAAGATTTGTATAGAGGTGATTTAATTACTGAAGATGGGTTTGGAACATTTGTTAAACCTCAATCATTTGAGCCTACTCCCAATAGACATATTTCTATACTTAATAAAGTAAATACCAATCTTAAATATTTATCATATCTTGCAAATAGTTTTAACTTAAATACTATTGGAGAGGTCATTTCTTTTATAAATGAGAATAGGTCTGAGTTATTTACTAAAGATGGTAAATACATTTCTAATCTATTAAAAATTATTCGAGGGACAGAAATTGAAGGAGAAAGAAATGAAAATTTGGCTTCTAGATATATTAAGTCTTTAATTAAAGAAAAAAAGAACGTTGAAGTTAATCCAATAATATCCCCTGTTTCTTCTCGAAAGGATTTGATTGATGGAATAGATATTGAGTTTCAAATAGGAAATTCTAGAAGTTACACATGTCAGGTCAAGCCACTCAAAGGTAGGAAAGATAATGAGGGAACTATTACAATATCTTCATCTGGACTTATAAAAGAGTATAATGTTGATTATATATGCTTTGCAGATCACCGATCTAACAGAGTTTTATTGTTCAAAAATAGAGGATTTAGAATTGTAGGTAATGGTGAAGTATCCTTTCCGTCAGATTCGGAGGTTATTTAAGACTTTTTTGTCTTTACTAGATATTTCTTTATCAATAATT